GCACCATTTCACGCACTTCTTGGCCACAGCGAGCAACGCCGGCGCCGCGCGGTCCAGCCGTTCCTGGGCCGCCAAGCGTATCCGCAACCTGGCTTCAATGCGGCGGGCTTCGTCGATCACGGCGGCGCGATCTTCATCCTCAGCGGGCAGATGCGCGATTGCGTCCCACATCTCGCGCGCGGAGGCTTCGACTTGTTCAGCGGTCAGGCGTGGCGGGTTCATGGGTGATCGGGGTGGAGACTAAGAGTTCCATGGCGACCGATTCAGCCATGATCATGTGATGCCTTGCGCGCGGCCCACTGTTGCCAAATTCATAGGCGTATTCGTGATCCGAAATCGCCGCCTCAGCAATCAACTTTATGGCGAGGATCAGTTTCTCGGCTTCGGGTTTGGTCATGCTTCCTCCTTTACCTTGCAGTAAACCGCAAATCCTACCGCTTTTTGCGGCTGATATCCTGCTGGAATGCGAAACTCCTTCAAGGACTTTTCCGGAATGGTGTAAACGCACTGCTTTGGGCAATCAACTACCAAGATGTCGTGTTCGTTGTCTTTCATCTCGCAACTGATGCCGCATCCAGTTTCCTCGCCTTGTTGGCCTTTGGTGAGTTCGTCGAAAATGATGCGGGTTAAGTAACTCGGATCAGTCCAGCGGTGTTTGCGGGCGAGCGCATTGGCGACTACTTCACCGATCTCCGATCCAGACCAATGCGTGTAGAGCCACACGTCGTTCTTATTGTCCTCTGCTTGCCTCACTACGATGTTTCCTCTGTCTCCCATATTTTGCTTCCTAAGAAAATCCCCGCGCCGGAATGGACATGCGGCGAGCTGGCCAGGAAGGCAACCCGGAGCAATCCGACGCGGGGAAAATTGGTTTTGTTCTGCATGTCCATCGGCACCTTAGCATGTCGTGTTACACGATGCAACAAAAAAAGCTTGCTAAGGGTTAGCGCACAGGGTAGGCTTGCGGTGACATGCGGACAAAAACCAATCATCGAATATGAAGCAGGCAACAGTTATTCAATTTACTTACGAGGAAGTCAGGCAAGCCCTTGAAATGATGTACCCGGGGCAAATGAATGGCAAGGGCGTTAAGGTCGCCAGCGGTTCCGGGTATCTCGCCGAGACCTGCGCGATCGCGGAGCAACCTTCATCACCAGAACCCACTGCCGTCCCGCAGGCAAACTAAATGAAAACCGCGCAAGTCGCCGCGCCGATCGACATTCCCTCCGGTCCACCCGAGGAGCCGGCCACCGCTAGCCTTGCCATCGCGAGGATCGAACCGCGGCAAGAGGTTGGCTTGTTTGGCACAACTGAACCCGTGGCTGTCGTCGCCAAGGCAACCGCCGTTGCCGACGCCCTCAAGGGGGTCATCGTCAGGCAAGGGCTTGTCTCGAAGATTTCCGGCAAAGAGTATCCCAGGTGTGAGGCTTGGACCCTCTTGGGGACCATGCTCGGAGTCTTCCCGGTCACGCTTTGGACAAAGCAAGTTGAGGACGGATGGGAAGCCAGGGTTGAGGCTAGAACGAAGGATGGCGCCGTAATCGGTGCAGCCGAGGCTCAATGTCTCAAAAGTGAGAAAAACTGGAGCGATCGAGATGACTTTGCCCTCCGCAGTATGGCCCAGACGCGGGCAACGGCCAAATGCCTCAGAATGCCTCTAGGGTTCGTTATGACGCTGGCAGGGTATGAAGCCACACCAGCCGAGGAAATGGTCTCAGACCACCCAAAGGCCACGCAAACGCGCGCAAAGCCACCTCAGAGCGATTTTGATGCTAATTCGACCCCGCGACCGCCATCCGGCAAAGCCAATCCTGGAACGCCTCCTGCCAAGCCTCGTTTTGCCACTGTGGAGAGCAGAAAATGGATGATCGGCAAGTTGGCTGCCTGCCGAGAGCTCGCCGAGGAATACTTTCGAAAAGTTACGAACCCGGATGCTTTGATGCCCAACGAAACATTGGACGATCTGCCGTTCCAGTTTGTGCCCATCACCAAGGACCAAATGGCAGCCTTGCAAGATGCAATCACGGCTTTTGGCAATGGCGAGCCGGCCAAACATGCCTTCCCGCCCAACCCGACCGGCCAAGAGCAGCCACTCAAGGCCGCCCCGCGCGCCACGACTCCCGCGGCCAAACCTCCGCCGGCGCCATCGGTCGCGGCGGCCAAAGCCAAGGATCCGAAGTGGTTCTTTGGGGTATTTTGCCCCGTTCCGCATCGAGGCCAGACCAAATCCGACTACGAGAAGAACCCGGAAACAATCGGCGATCTTTACGTCGCAATGAAGGACGGCGACACCGAGGCGCAAAAACGCCTTTGGGGGTTCGCCAACCATTTCAACCCGCAACCGCGGGAATACAACGGCAAGGTTTACCAGCCGAGCGAGGCTGACCATGCATTCCGCGAGGCCCTCGACGCCTTTGTGGAATGGGAAGCTCGCCACGGAAAAGACACCACAGGCAACCCGGCGAGTCCGGATCCAGACGAGGAGCGATCACCGTTCGACTAAAAGGAAAAATCTATGCCATGCGAATGCGATCCAGCCCAAGCGTACGAAGAACTTAAAGAACTCGCCGATGCTGCCACGCGCGCCGCGTGTGATATGGGGACGATTATCCGTAACCGTAAACTACTCGGAGAACTGACACCGGAAACCAGAGCGTGGATCCGTGCTCACGACGCCGCCGACGCTAAAAGAATGGCCGAGGAAACCGAAAACGAACTCCGGATGAAAACCAAAGAAGTCGCACTGTCTAAACTTACTGCGGCAGAACGCCGATCCCTCGGTTTATGAACAAACAAAACCAAATGACAACGACACCCACCGACCAAAAACCACCAGCAAAACGAACTGACGGATCGCACTGGTATCGTCCAGACGGAACTGCCTTCCACTTCATCGCTAAAGCCGATGGCAGCGGCAACCGACCTACAACACTCGCCGACGCGAAAAAACTCGGACTCCTGCCCAGCGTGACCGGCATCCTCAAGAGCTTGGCTAAACCTGCTTTGCAGGAGTGGCTTATCCGCCAATCGGTCATGGCGATCGTCACGGCTCCAGATGTTGCCGGCGAGGCGATTGACGCCAAGATCACGCGCATCCTCGAGACTGAGAGGCACCAAGACGAGGAGGCCAAGGCAGCGGCCGACCTGGGCACGCGCATCCACGCCGAGCTCGAAGCCCATTTCATGGGCCAGGACGTGATCGACCAAGAGCTTCAGCCTTGGGTGACGCCGGCGATCGATGAGTTGCACACCTACGGCAAGCTTGTCTCCGCCGAGAAGATCGTGGTAGGCGACGGTTACGCCGGGCGCATGGATCTTTGGCTGGAGTCCGAGGATACCATGTGGCTTTGGGATGCTAAAAGTGCGAAGAAGCTGCCAGACCCGAAGAAAGGCGCCTGGCTGGAACATCGGCTGCAGCTCGCGGCGTACGCCCAGGCTGTTGCCGATCTCTTGGCCACAGGTGGCGGCGAGATGAAGACGATCAAGACGGCGAACATCTACATAAGCACCACGGAGAAGGGTGCATTCGTGGTCTGCGAGCACGACGACTGGCGCACGACGTACCTTGAAGGGTTCTCGCCACTCGTGACCTACTGGCAATTCGCGAATAACTACAGGCCCCAGGCGCAGGGCAAGCCCGTATCGGCGCGTGCGGTTGCTGGTCAGGTGCGTGCGGTCATGGAAAAGCAGACGGTGGTTCCCGAGACCGCCGCAGCCGCCGACGAACCGCCCACCTCGGAAACGCCGAGCCTGCCCACGCCCAAGAACGCCGCCGGCAAGAAAGTCGTCTGGTCCTCTGGCGTGGCGAGCACGCAACCTGCACCGTAAACTTTGCCCGCTGCCGTGGAGTCCAAATAGGAATGATCGGGCTCTGTGGTGGCGGGCGTTAATCCTAATGCAAACGCGAATTGTGTTCGATGGCGAGTGGTACATTCCACAGAGAAAAGTCCTTTGGTTCTGGATGCACATGGGATGCAGAGTAACGATGAGCCTATGGGACAAACGCCATCGCTGTTATAGGCTGGACGGCCACTTCAAAACACTGGGCGAAGCTAAACAATTCCTGAAGTTGAAGCTGGCAAGGAGAAATACAAGGGTCGTGTATTCCAGCCATTGATGACGCCGGAATACATTAAAAAGCACTTCCCAAATGCCAGCCGAGCCTTCATCGAAGCTAACTGCCGTGTTCCTGTTGAACTGGAAAGTCCCGAGCGAAAACCAGATCCGGTACAAGCACTGGTCCGGCGCGAGAAAGTTCAGCGTGGCCGCAAAGGTCGCGTGGTTGCAGTCGTTACGATCCTCGCCTGCCGGCGTCGAGCAACTGATGACGATAATATCACGGCTGGCGCAAAAGCCCTCCGAGACGCTATTGCGACAAGCCTCGGTGTTGACGATGGCGACCGGAGGATCCGATGGGAATGCCGCGCCGTGCAAACCGAAGGGCAAGAACACACCCTTGTAAAAATCTCCCTCCTGTGAGCCGCTACTACATCTCCGAGCTCAAAACCGCACTTGAACTGGTCGAGAAACGCATCTCCGAGTTGGAGGACAAGGCTTACGAAGGCGCCCATAGCCCGAGGTTCCTGGCCCGGGACAAGGAGGAGGCCAAGAAGCTCCTAGAGCGGCGGCGCGAGTTGCGCCACCAGATCATGTTTCACAAGCCATGAAACCACCACGTAATCAGATGATGAGGCAGCGCGAACTGGCGGCCGATATGTGCAACGATGAACTTGACGCACTCACCCCAGAGAAAGCTACCGCGTTAATCAAGGTGTTGTTCGCGTCTGATGAATCCTGCCGAGTGATGGTCAGAACCTTGCTAGCCATCAACTGGAAGTGCTTCCAAGTCGACATGAAATCTCAATTTATGAACTTGGCGTTGGAGTTGGCCTACCAGTACTTCGGAGATCGGGACTACCAGAAACGCAAGGCGAAGAAAAAAGGCAAAGCATGAAGAAGTACGAATATCTGCATCAACTGCTCTGGGAATGGCGGGCCATGGGATTTGATGCTAGTTCTGGCGCCAGTATTCAAGCCAAAGGTAAGGTGCTCAAGTTCATGGACGACCACCCTCAGCCCCATATGCTCGGCCAAGACAGACTCGACGTGCCACTACCTTTCAAACCAGGCCAGAGTTTGCGCGAGGCCGTCAATGACGCGCTCCTGAAAGCCCAAGCCGAGATGCCCGTCGTAGAATGCACCCACATCTGGGTCGCGGAGGCGTTCTCTGATAACGTGGTGTGCGTCAAGTGTCATTTCGTGCGGCCGCCGTCGATCACGGAGAATCCACGATGATCTCCCTCGACCCTCCACGCTGGCCCTACGGACCTAGGATATGCGATTACAGCAACTTGCCAGCTTTCGACACCATCGCCGAGGGCTTAGCCTTCCACATCGTACCGCTGCTGCGCTGGCACTGCCAGCACTGCGGTTGCTGGCACTTCTGGTGCGGATACGCCAACCGGCCCAAGTACCGCGTGCCTGAGCGGGTCTACAAGCTGGCCGGGCTGCGGGCGGAGGCGGAGGAAGGCGGAGTTGACATATGACTTCGCAGAAGTTAGAAAAGAGTTGTTCAGGTCGTAACGAACCGAACGGACGTGAAAGAACAACTTCGAGATTTAGATTCCGGTTGTCAAAAGCTGCGGGAAACTGTGGCTCTCCGCGTCCGTGGAGTTCGTTACCAACCGGCATCGTTCCCAGGTTAGCGAAAGCTCGCCTGGGTTTTTGCTTACCCACCCCTGAACTCCGGATGTATGCCCTTGGTCCGAAGATCAAAATCAAGGCCGAGCAGATGTCGCGTGCGAGTAACGTAAGGTTAATGCCAGAGGCAGAACCCCAGGCGCGACTAAGCAAGTACCTCGGGTGGGTTGCTCCCTTGATGTACCCCCGCTCTCGGAATCGGAGAGAAGGGGGAAAGGGGGTTATGAGGTTGGAAGGGCTTTGGCTTAGTAGTAGCCGTGAACAGGGCGGGGTACCGTGCGATTCCGCTTCCGATACCCGCCTTTAGGCTTGTGGCTGAACTCCTCGGCTACCTTCTTGGGCGGGCACTTGCCTTTGGATTTTGAGCGATTATGGCTACACAGAGCCATGAAGTGTTGTTGACGTGAGGATTTGGCAGGTGGCATAGGTTTATCTCCGTTGGGTGTCGTAGTGGCGCCGCAACATTTCCTGGAACTTACGGTTTAGATCTTGGCGTTCCTTGATCGCTTCGTCATAGGTCTTTCTCTGTTCCGGGGTGATCTGGGACAGGAATAGCCGCTCCATCTTGGCACTGCCGGTGAAGGGATGAGGATGGGCCATGGCGGTGCGGATAGATTTGGGATCCTTGGTCTCCAGGAGCGTGGTATAGGCCTTATCGGCATCTTTGAGATCGTCGCGGACCAGGGCGGTGCGGAGATCTTTGTAATCGCTTGGGCCAAAGTCCTCTTTGAGGCGTTTATCCACCTGAGCGCGCAGGGCGGCGTTGGTCGAGGCGCGTTTCCAGTTGTCCACCATATGGAAAACCTGGGTCTGGGCGGTGCCGACGGGTTCCATCTTAACGCCACCACTGGCAAATAGCTGGCGTTGTACGGCTCCTGGCGCAGTGGCGGGGAATGTCTGTGGGAACAGTTCGTGGCCTACGGTAGCGGCGACCTGGGAGCCGATGATGGGCACGGGTGCCAGTTGGATCGCGGCTTTCCAGGCCCGGCGGGAGGTGCCGAGGATCTTGTCCTGCGTCATTGGATCCCGCCCGAGAGCCAGCACCTCGATGAACCGGCCCAGGTTTCCGAGCTTGTTATGAGCGATCTGGGTGATGGCCGAGGCCACATCAGGCTTGGTCTGGGTGAGGCGCAGAATGTCGTGGGTGATCTCGCCGAACACGGACAGCGGGGAGATGAAATAGCCCTTGGTCTTGCCGGTGAAATCAGGGATCCATGCGTCTAGCTTGTGCCCTTCTTCCGGGTTCTGGAACGTAAAATGCCCGCGGGTGAACAGGTTAAGCAGTTGGGTGGCAGCGAAGTAGCCTGCAAGTCCGGTCCCGAGGCCTTTGGCGACGGTTCCCACATGCACCGGCTTGCCCCGGGCGATGTCGAGTGGGATTGAACCTAGCTGTTTCACGGCCCGAATCTCGCGAGTTGCCAAGGCTTCGACCCAGTTCGAGGCCAGCCACAGGATATTGTTGAACGTGCGGATCGATGGATTCTTGAATATGCTCTCTTTCTGCAAGTTACCGAAGAACACGTTGATGTCGCTGGCGACCATCCTGGCAACCTGGTTGGCGTTCAGGTGCGGGTTATTCTTGGCCGCGCGCTCGAACTCGAGCAGGAAGCTCTGGGAAATCGCGCTGCGGGTCATCTTGTCGAACACCCACTTCTGCACTGGACCGACCACCGGCAACTCTCGGATCCAATCGCGGTACAGCACATCGGCGATCCTGGCCATGTTCAATCCGCTCTTGGCACCCAAGGTGATCAGGGCGTGTGGGGAGAGATTGACCTGGCGCCCTTCGATCTCCATCGGCCGGCGGGTTCGCACCCAGTCCGCCATTTCCTGGGTTATTAGACCTTTATTCACAGCCAGATCGAGGTCTTGAGGGCGATACTCGACGAGTGCCAACCCGCGCTTTTGACGTTGACCGAAGCTGAGTTTACCGGTGAGAGCCAGTTCAGCCTGCAGCGTGCGCGAAGCGTGGAACGTGTCCAGAGCCAGGGAGATATGCTTGTTGATCGCTGCAACATCAGCCAACGTGCCGACGACGCCAGACTCGGCTAGTTGGCTGGTTGCCGTCAGGGCGTTGATCAGCGGCGCATACCCGCTGTGAACTGCGACTCTAACCCCAGGCATGATTTCCTTGGCTTCGTAGCCTATGGGCACTGACTCTTGCACATCGGTCGTGCCGTCTGGGCGATGGATCACGCGCTTGGGGATGTCAGTCACCAGCGGTTTGCCATCGGTTTCGTCTCGGAACCCGCGCATCTGATCGAAGAAGTTCTTGCGATTGATCATGCGCTCGCCCTGGAACACCCGATGCTCGACGAGATCGGCGATGTCTAGGCTCCTTGGGATAAACCCATCCTCAATCGCGCTCACGTAATCCTCGTAGACCTTTGCCTTGCGGAACCCAGAGGACACACCTCCGGCCTTGGATCCACCCAGGACAATAGGTTTCTCGGCCGAGGTTAGCAGGTCCAGATCGTGGCGTTGGGGCACGTACCAGCGTTCGTAATCGGTATCTATGCCGCGACGAGCCTCGCGACCGATCTGGGCATCGAGCATCTTCTTCACGCGCTGTGCCACGGGTAGAAGCTGGTTGTACTTGTCGCGGGCCAGTTGGAGCGCGATAGCGGCGTTCTTGGCAGCTTCGGCGTTCAGTGGTTTGCCTTCATTCAGGAACTGCTGCGCCGCCGTCTCCATATCGGTCTGCTTCGTGCGCAGGTAGCCAACAGGATCGCCGGCGTGCTCAAGTTCTCCCAGGCGCGCCGCGTCCTCGACGGAGATGCCTTGGCCGCTCATCTTCTGGGCTTGCATGAGGAACGTTACAGCTTGGCGTTCGGGTTTGTCTGCGCGGAGACGGATCGAGTTGCCGGCGGTGTTCCCGGTCCAGCGTGGAAGATTGTCAGCGGCATTAGCGAGCTGCGAGATGGTCTGCTTGTTCGGCTTTCGAGTGAGCAGTTGCTTCATCCCTTCCGCGAAGTTCCGGAACCGCTGCTTCATCACGTTCCAAGTGTGGCTGCCGGTGTCGATGCCGGCAGCAGTCACGGATGGGAGTTGCTCGAACTCGGCGGGGCTTGCGGCGCCGGGGCCTACGGAACCTTCGGATGGTTCTTCTGGCAAGCCTTGAAGAACTCGTTGCACGGCGGATTTGTCCGCCTTCGACAATCCACTGAGACTGACCTTAACGAGTGCCCCGGGCTGAGTGCTGATCTTGCGAACACGCTTGAGAACTTCTCCAAGTGCTTCCTTCGTGTTCAGAATGGTGAATACACCGTCTCCGGGAATATCGATCTCCTTGGTGCCAACTTCCTTTTTGGCTTTGTCGATCAACTCTTTGTCGAACTTACCCTTCTTCCGATTCTCCATCAAGCCAGGAAACTTTTCCGCCTCACTCGGTGCCACTTCGATAGCCTTCTCAAGTTCCGAAATAAGCTCGCCTTTGATGACCTGTGCGGGTCGATGGCCTTGAGTGGAAGCGGCTTTAGCGACTTCGGTTTCGGCTTTGGCAGCGGCGACAGGTTCAGCTTCAGGAGGTTTCGTTGCAGGAACCTGGGTGATCGTTTCAGGTTTGGCCGGGATCGTTTCAGCCGGTGGAGGTGCGGCCGACTCCGCGGGAGGTGCTGGCGTCACTGGCGCAGCAGGCGGAGCAAGGATCTCCCGCGTGCGTTTCTTGTTCGCCAAGGCTTGCAGGATACGGCTCGGCTGGTTTGGCACGGCCAGCCGCTTCGCTAGCTCAGCGCGTGCGTCACCCTTGGGCAGCCCAGACACGTCTTTGACGGCTTCCCATTCGGCTAGGGTCTTGCCAGCGATTACGGTGCCTTCGATGCCGGTGTGGGCGGCGGGTACAGCGGTCGGCGGTGCTTGTGAGGCTTTCCACTCCTCAAACGTCGGCACGGGATCTAGGATCTTAGCCCCCTCTGGCAAAATCGTGTGGCTCCACTTTCCTTCGACCACGAACCCCACTGATGGAGCTTTATCAAACGGCGTTCCTTCGGCTTCGTAGTATCCGTTCCACAATGCAGGCCGAACAGTGCCGTCAGGCATCTGAACGCGCACGCGCACATTGCCTTCGGTAGCCTCTGGGGTTCCTTCATGCGCTTGCTCTAACGAATGGACTGCCGGTGTCTCTTGAGCTTTGGCAGCAGGCAGATCCGTCGAGTGCAGGCGACCGGGTTCACGCGCAGTCGGTGCCAGCGTGCCTTTGGCGGCGGCCTCTCGGTCTAGGAAGAACTTTTGCCCAGTCGGATCAGAGAACCCACGTTGATCGATGTCCTCGGCTTTGATGCCTTCGCGAAGGATGATGTCCGGGTGAGTGTCTCCAAGTGCTCCTTGGATCACCTTGCCACCGACCAGACGGATCGCGGGCACGATCGCTTTGACATCGATAGAACCCGGTGGAACTTCGCGCACGACTGGAGGTGCCCAAGCTTGATCGCGTAGCGCACCAGCCTCCTCTCGGCTGAGATTTGCCTCGGGAAACAATTTCTGAATCTCGTCGCGTGTTTTGGCATTGGCCTTTCGTATCGTATCAAGCTGGCTCTCGCGTGTTTGTGGGGCCTCCGATTCTCCAGGAACTTCAGGACGACGAACGCGAGGGGGTGCTGGTGGTCCAAGCTCGACGGCGCTGGCAGTAGGCACGGCAGGCACAAAACCCGGTGGGCGGCCAACCAACTCCGCCCCTGTCATCGGCAACGCTCCAGGAACTCGCGGCTCATCGATGATCTCTGGTGCGGCGATGCGACCGCGGCGAAGTGGCTCTGGAAGTCTCGGGACGCCGCTTGTTCCACCATGACGCAGCATCAGGAGCGCAGGCAACACAAGGTTGTTGATTCTATCGCGCTTCTCCTCGGGTGACGCGGTGGATCCGGCCACTGCCATAACATCCTCGACAACTCCCGGTGCCATCGATGCCAGGATCGCCATGCCAGCCAGCTTTGACCCGCCACCAAGCGTCAGCATTTCGATGCTCTCAGGCGTAGAGAGGTTGGCGATCAATCGTGCGGCGTCGGACCCGGCTGGTTCCATCGCCGTCGCACGAACAGGAATAAGCGGTCGTCCAGCCTGAATCGGCTCACGCTGGAAGGCTTCCTCTGGGGTCATCTCTCGCAGTTCTGCTGGGGCGCCGCCTTCAGCTCGTTTGATGATGAACTGAGGAGGTTCTGGAACTCCCAGCGGTCGTTGAGCTTGCTCGCCTGGCAACGTGCCACCAGTTGACGCAGGACCAATGCCGCGAAGTTGCCGAGCAACCCCGGTCAACGCCTCGGCGGTGACTCTTGGTATCTCTTGAGCAGCAGCGATGACAGGGCTAGGAGGTGCGACGGCGAGGCCAGCCATGGGCCCGCCGCCTGCGACGAGGAATCGCTGACGTTCGGCTGCTGATTGTGCTCGCCCCTCCGCCGAGGCTTCACCGGCTGCCGGGCTTTCCAGAGCGGCCATGGTCGCACCGCCAAGTTCGATCGGCGCGGTGATACCAGTTCTTACAGCCTGCTCGGGAGTTGCTTCCTCCTCGAAATCAATGCCCCCACCGGCCTTAAAATCGATGGGGGCTTCCTCGGTAAAATCAATTTGCGGAGGCATTTACATGCGGGTGTAGCCGAGGCCTAGAGCATCGTCAAGCTGTGAGGCGGGGATGTACCCGATCTTCCCTTGAGGATTTTTGACTCGCACCTTACCGGTTGTAGCGGGCTTGGCAGGTGCCGCTGGTGCGGTTACAGGTGCGGCTGGTTGTCCTCCCATAAAACGCGCACGCATTGCCCTTTCTTCAGCGTGCAGTGCCGGAAGTTTGAAGTCTCTCAAGTTATCCTTGGTATCCAAAGGAACTGATGGATCGTCAAGTTTGGCCTCCGAGTCTCGAATTTCCTTGAGTAGATCGGCATGGCTTTGCAGGGCAAACCTGTCCACCGGAGGCGCAACCACCTTCGCCGGCGTGAGAGCCTTCATGCTCTTGGTCGATGGATCGTACAGGAACCCCTGGCCGCCAATGTCCATGACCTTATCCGGACCACCGCGACCGGCCCGCACCAGTGCAGCCGCTTGCCCGAGGTTGCTCGCCTTGGGAGCCGTGAACATCATCGGCGCCCATTTGGTCAGGGCTTCGGCGGGCGAGACACCGTTGGCGAGGTCGCGCTGGTAGCCGCGAGTAGCCTGGAACTTGAGTGCGGTGGCGACCGCGGCCTCGGCTTCGGCGATCGGGGCATCTCCCATGCTCCGCAGCATTCGTTGCATGGCGATGTCCTGGCCCACCAACGCCGGGTTGTAGTTCGGCGCGGGATTGTACGGAGCCGTGACAGGAGCTACGCCGGGAGCGGCTACTGGTAGCGTAGGCGCCGCGGCGACAGGTGGCGGCGCAACGACCGCTGGCCGAGGAGAAGCATCAAGCACGATTGGCTGAGCTTCTTCGTTTATCAACTCCTCCTCGTCGATGTCGTCAGGTGCAGCCATAGGTTTTAGCCGTAAAGGGAGTCTGGAAAAAGGTCTCCATAGCCAGTGATGGTGTTTGAAGTGCCACCTCCGCTCGGATTATCGAGGAAGTCAAAATACCCCTCGTCTGGACCCATTTGGTAGGTTGTCCCTGTCCCAGGCACGCCACCAGTCCCCGGCCTAAACCCGATGCTGTTCCACCACGCTTCGGTTGCGTCAGGGGCGAACGAGGAAAGCAAATCAGACGCAGTGGCGCCTGTCGTTCCGGTGCGTGTCGTCAGTCCAACCGGTCCACCCGGTTCGCCGGTGTAGCCTGTTCCGCCACCACCGCCACCCCTTCGGCTGGCGTCCAAGGCGAGCCTTTGGGCTTCCAAGTCGAGTGTTCCAGCTTGATACGGCGTCATCAGTTGCGTTGACGGGTCAAAGAGCGGTGCCGCGGGATTGCGAGCGTAAGCCATCGTTAGATCGCGCTGGCCCTGTTGCTGAAGCTGGATCCCAGTGAGTCCCAAAGCTTGGAGGTAGGCCGAGTTGGAGTTGGGGCTGCTTGAATCGATCCCGGTTCTCACTCCACGTTCGGCGGCCTGCTGGCCCAACACGCGCAATGTCTCAGGGTCAACTTGTCCTCGAAGTTCGGACCCGATATTGGCGGAACTTTGTTCCTCGAGGCCAGCGGCGCCAGGAATCCTAGCTTGGTTCGCCTGCGCCTGCGCGCGGCGTTGAAGATCGTCGATGTAGTTCGTCAGGTTGGTCAGGTTCATCCCGCCAGCGGGCGACACTCCGGATGCACCGTAGTTGATGCGCGGCGCCGAGTAGGTGCCCGGCTGCAGACGGTTCTGCATCTGGATCGCTTCCCACTGGGTCATATAAGGGTTGTAGGGCATAGGCTTGTGTCAGGAAGTCGGCTCAGGCATAATGCAAAAACTCCGCCCGGCCCAGTAAGCCGAACGGAGCAGTAAGCGAACGATGAAAGAGATTACTCAGCTTTTTGAAACACTTCAAGATATTTCCAATGGGCACGGATACGGCATTTGGGAAGTATGCTGTCCTAGATGTGGAAATAAAAGAATGCTGCGCGCTCACAAATTTAAGAACTCTGGAAAAGTACGAGGGTCCGAAAATATGTGCCATCCATGCCGCGCCATATTGCTTCAAAAGCGAATAGAAATTGAATGTCCACGATGTGGAATTGTTAGAACTCTTAAGCGTGCAGATGCGAGCCAGAGAATTACCAAATTCTGCGTGCGGTGTGTAAAACAAACTTTTCTGAAAAAAGACACCAGGGAAAGACACATCGGTAAAACGTCTAGGGGATACGTTTTGGTTTTGGGGATGAGTGGGCATCCTCTTGCAAAACGAAATTCTGTTCACCAGCATTGGCTTACCCTGTACGAAGAACACGCAATGGGAAAGGAATCGGTGCTGTGGTTTAAAAACCAAGGATTCACAATTCATCACAAAAATGGAATCCGAGATGATAACACGTTGGAAAATCTCGAACTTAGAGCACCTGGAAAGCATCCACGCGGATGGACGATTGAAGACATGGAGGAAGCAATCCGCCACTATCGAAATCCAGCCACGTAATGTTTTGTTCATCGTCTGTCTTGGAAGCACGTCATATAGGAGCCAAGCGTAAACGATCGCTTCCGAAGATGGGCACCCTCACGGCGGTTTGAATCTTTCCTTGAACATGATCGAGTTGACCGTTTAATAACTGTATCGCCCGCGCGTGATGCTTGGCTTCGAGTTGTCCAGCGTTCGACGAATCCATCGTACTATACCTGTTCGCCTGACATTGCTCGTACAGTGCAGGGATATTCGGCACGTTCAAGTAATCCTGCGCGTTCACCAATGGCACGAAATCGAGTTTCACCTTCGCCGATACCTGCACCACTCCGCCAGGCGTCGAGCAACAGTTGCACGGCAATCCGTTGATGAAGTAGCGACGATACTGCGCCGTAGTCTCGTTGGGTTCCATCGTGCTTAGGTAGGTGGATGCCCCAGTCGTTGGATCCACGGTGTAGATCAGCACTTGACCGAGCGTGAGTTCCTTCAGGATTCCGCTGACATTGGCGAATTGGTTCAGCGACGTGGAGAACGGACTCACCATGTAGATTGTCTCGCCGAAAGCCGCCGTTTGCGTGTCGATGTCGGTAGCGGTTATCGGCTTCCCATTTTGATCGTTACCTTGTGGCACGATCCTTCGTCCCACGTCGGCACTATTCGTTGGGTAGAATCGCAAATACTGAGGAGTTGCTGGAAAATCGGCCAGGGTGCTAACCGAGTCCCTCTCGAATGCCTGAACTGTATTCGGCTGGCAAAGCTGTGGCCCGCAACCTTTGGGTTGCAAGCCGGTCCCGAATAAAAGGTACTCATAAAACCCGTTTCTAAGGGCGATCGGGATCTTGCACACGTCGAGCACGATTACCCGGGCGACATTGTGAGGCGTAACGAAGAAAGAGGAACCAAGCGACGAGTTGACGTTGAACTTCATCGTGGCCCAGCCACCCACCCAACCCTCGTCAGGAGCCAGAGGATCCGTGATAAGCTGTTGCTCGGCGAGGTTGACGGCTGCGGCGTTCTCGGCGATGTCCTGCTTGCAAATCCCCAGTGGTTTGCCGACGCCTTGGTCGATCGCTTGCTGGAGGGTAGGTCTTAAGCCCATAACCTGTCAGTAGTCCTATTGGTGAGATTTCGCAATGTTAAACGTTAAAGATGGCCCAACTGAAGGATAGGCTCGCGTTAGCACCTAGCCCGGTGCAGATGGCCCAAAAGTTCCCGCCACCGATGTCGTCAACCGAATAGGCGTCACCCGCGCTCAATGGAATGTTGATGTCGAACTCAAAGGTGCCGCTGGTGAATACTTGACCATAGGAACCGATTTGCAGGCCGTTACGTTTGACCTCCGCGGCCATGCTGTTGCTTCCACCGCCAGTCTGGGAGAAGGAGACTGTGACTCTGATCCTCGCTGTCACCGCCGGGCCGGTGTAGAGAATGCCGGTGGTTTGAACCGGGCCGATCGAAGCGAACGGCAGGGTGCCAGCCCACCGAATAGATCCACTGGCCTTGTTGGCTGACCCGCTACCGCTAGCCGAACTTCCCGCGCCGCCGTTGGTGGTGCTGTAAACACTCCAAATCAGCTTAGTCCAGTCTGGGCCAGGTCGAAGGTTGATCACGATACTGCCTTCGTACTGGCAGGAGTTTCCTCCTGAATCCTGAACGCGCACCGTGATCGGGTAGGTTCCGGCCGTGATATAGTCCGGAGTTCCAGAGAGCAGACCGGAACTCGAAAGCGTGATGCCAGGCACAGTCCCAGAGACCAGAGTGAATGTGTACGGTGCAGTGCCGCCAACCGCGTTGAGTTGCGCGGTGTAGAAGGTGTGTTCGGTCGCCGCCGGCAAAGCGTTGATGTTATTAATCCCCAGGACGGCAATGCTGTAGTTCTTAACTCCGAAGTTTCCATCGGCATCGGTCGCACGGATCGAGAAGCTGAAGTTTCCGGCACTGGTTGGGGTGCCAGTGATCTCGGTTACGTCGTCCTCGGTCTGGTTCAGATGCAGGCCTGGAGGTAAAGATCCACTGACGACCGTGAACACGAACGGAGCCTTGCCGTGCCCGGTTACGACTACGCTGTTGAGGTAAGGCAGGTTCAGGCACGCATTGGGAGTGATACCGCTCAGGCAGATGTAATGCAGCGCGGCCTGCTGGCAGGCGTAGGCCTTGGCGACCTCGTTGGCTAGGCCATGAGTCGTCGAGTAAAACGAACCCGCCGGCACGTTCCAGGTGTAGAGGTTCCCATCCTCGCAAGTGAACGTGCATTGCTGAGGTTCGTTGAAGAAAAGAGTTTGGCCTGTTCCGACGTGTGGCGTGTGGGCGCAGATAAACGCTTGAGCAGCCGCACAGAGACGTGCCGCTTCCTGGGACTCGCTGGAGAAGCACAACGAGATGCAGCCTTCGGCGAAGAACGCTGGCGGGAACCCTGGATCATTTGGGTTGTTGGTTCTTGGAAGCGGGTTAAGGCCGTTCCACCATGGGAAGCCTACGTCAGCGAAAAGGATGCTGTCTGGTGCCTCCGTCGAGTAATTGATGATCGGAGGATCCGTCTCGGAGGCTTGGTCAGATCCGGGACAAATCAGTGGTTGGCAAGGAATATTCGGCACAACTCAGATACACTTAACATATTGATAGATGTTCTGGAACTTATCCTCTGCCCAGAGGATAAGACCCCTAATTCTACACCATCCCAGGAACACGAACTTGACTTGAAACATATACCCGATGGTCGTTGGGCGGATCCCAATCGAGTCACAATCCGCCTTCGGTCTAGGAAGCTGGATCGGAAACCTGTAGCCTTCCCTGAAGTTTGGACCCAAAGGGTAGCAATCCGGGTTGTTCACGTCCTCCTCGCAGTTCTTGGCCGCGCAGAACGTGGTGCGGTGCCAGAAATGCCAGCATGGATCCGCATCTGGCCGGTAGTAGACATCGAGCAGCACCGTGCCAAACACCTTGTCGATCCACACTTCCCCGCCGTGAAGCTCTTTGGGCATGAACTCTTTGCCCCAAGTAAAGGCCGGCGTCTCCACCTGCCATTCGACTCGGTTATCTAGCGTATCGATGGTGCCGCCGTTATCGAACCGCTCGGCGTTGGTGATCTCGTAAACGTCGATGCTCAGATCCATCTTGTTCAGAGCCACCGAGAACGCCCTTGGCAAACCACCAAAGTCGCCAGTGAAAAGTTGGAAGTGATCCAGCCCTGCCCAAATGCCTTCCCAAGCCGGCGGCGCCTGCTCTTGCAGCGTGGAGACTAGATCGAAATCCAGAGGCAACATTCCCGGGAATACCACCCCGCTAGGCGTCTGCCGCGGCAATACCAGCTCCAAGAGCCGGTTGTCGAAGTCGATGCCGGACGCAAACCGCATGAGGGCGCGGTCGTTGAACTGCAAAGCGCGGTTGACGTTGTTGGAAATCGAGAGGTTGCCCCATTGCTTGTAGAACCGCGTGGCGATGATGAGCGATCGAACCGCCGGATCGAAAGACTGATAGAAAAGGTCGCCATTGATATGCACGATGCTGCGCTCGCCAGTCGTGCCATTGTTGATCTGCGAGACGGTCTGGAGGGGTTGGTTGTTCGTGGTGGCGGCAATCCAGTCGGCTCGGCTGGCCGGGATCTGGATCGCGTAAACCTGCTTGCGCGTGAAGATGTAGAGCGGCCCCTGTCCGAGCGTGGTATCGAGATTCGCCGTGAACGCGAGTGCTCTGATGTCTCCCGCCTGGGTAGGCACCGAGAACCCGTCTCCGCCGAATGCCAGAGGGTTTTCGGTCACTTTGAGGACCGAATCCTTGAACTTGTAAGGAAGCGTTCCAGAAGTCGTGTTGCCAGCAATGTCGCCCGCGGTGTATTGTCGGCCGCGCGCATACCAGATGCGATTGCCGTAGTAAACCATCGCCGTCGCCGATGGGAGTTCGCTGGTAGCAGGCACACCGGTAAGCCCTGCAGATCGTCGAAATAGCTCTGGCGTAGTCGAGGTTGCGCTGGCGTAGAAGATCGGCAACGTCACCCCGTCGCCGGCCTGGATTACCAGGAACCCTTCCCCTTCGCAGAAGAAGCTCTGCGTCGTAGTGGCTGGGTTGAAAATGTGGTAGAAGGCGGAAAGATCGGTGACTGTGAACGGGGCTTCCAGGAGGACGCGAATGATGTGGCCGGAGACGCTAATGATGAGGTAGGGATCGGAGTTGCCGTCGATCGGCTCATACATGATTCCGCCTTGGTAAAGCCCGCCAGCGGCGGCTGCGTCATTGTTCTTTTTCCAGCCGGTTCGCTGAAGAATACCTCCGCCTCGAACGGTGGCGTTGTTGAGCCAGGAGAGCTGATCTCGGCGTAACCCATGGGGCACCAGGGAGCTTTGAACCGTCTTGAGGGCCTGGGAATCGACGCCGCCAGCGAAGTCGAAAGCACCATCGGCAACCAGAGTTTGGTTTTCAGTCCCGGGCATATCATTAGATTAGCAAGTCGCCGTAGAACCTGGGCTTCTCCTGCTTCACCGCGATCAAGTGTGCCGAGATGTAAGGCAGATCATCCCACATGCGAATATCCCGTAGCTTGAGCACTTGGTAGCGGCCTTTGAAATCCGGCACGAACTTCTTGTAGGCCCCCTCGGTGTAATAACGAAAGGATCGGTAATTCCAAAAGCTCACGTGCCCTGGATCGCAGAAACCTCCCTGCCCGTCGCTGCTCGGAACAAGTATGTCAAAAAGTCCGCCATGCGCCAGCACCCGGTACGCCTCGTTCATCGTGTGAACGTGGCTTCGCAAGTGTTCGATGGCGTCGTGCGCGCGAATAACTCCGACGCTGTTATCATCAAACGGCCAGCGTTCATCGAGATTCGCTGTCACATCGGCGTTGGCGATATCCACCGATTCGTAACCATCAGTAGGGTTGACGCCACCACAGATGTCGATACAGCGCAGGCCGCGGTCCTTCGCCCACTTCAGCATCATCGGTTCGATATACTTGTCGTGGCACTCCCACATCGTCCTAGTGATGTCGTCCTGGTTCTTGAGCCAAGTGTTCCCACCATGGACGCGATAGAGGTAGAGCGGCTGATCGACGTGGACCATGTTGGCCGTGAGATACGTGCGGCACATGAGGTCGTGGTCGTCGGTGATCTTCATCGTGGCATTGTGACCGCCGACTTTCCAATAGGTGTCTGTGCGCCACGCGCGGAAATGGTTGGGTGCAAACCAAATTCTGGAGATGCTTTGAGGGAAAGGCTCGGCTGAAACAGCTTCAACATAGTCACCGCCTTCGTGCTGGAACTTTCGATACGTCCAGCCATAGCGCGAATCCCAGGAAATAGGCGTATTATTCCGGATGTCGTGGTTGACTGTATTAGAGTAGGCAAACCCTGTGGACGGATCCTGAAATGCTTTTGAGCATTGATCAAGGGCTCCAGGTAACAGAATATCATCGTGGTCTTGCTCCATTAGAATATCGCCGTGACTAAGTTCGCAGGCAACTCGCTTTAGGTATCCCACGTTTGGGATGCCTCTCGTGTCTCGCAACACCTGCACCCTTGGATCCGGGTTCTCGTAGTTTGACGCGCCATTATTCAGAAGCACAGTCCACTCGAAATCGGAGTGAGATTGGCTCTTGATCGAGTCCCACACCTGCGGCAGGAACGACGTGTCATGACTGGGAGTAAAGAGTGAGATCTTCAATGGTTTAGCCCTGTGGACCACAGGCACCATCTGGGCCGCAGTCAAAGCATTCTCGTATTGACTTACAGATTTGATTTACTTCGTCCGCCGTCATTGGAGGTTCCTCTGGTCCGACAAACTCTATCGTCAGGCATTGGCCACGGATTTCGAGTTCGACTTTGTGGGTGCAGTATGTGGTGGGTGTTTCTTTTTTCATAAATCACGATATTCTAGTCAGCTTCATAAAGGAGTTGGCTTTCGCAAACCACCGTTGCACTGCTTGCACCCCCTTTGCTTGTACGCCGATAGTACAGTTCGAGTTTGGCGCAATCATTACCCCATCCAACACCACGCACTGAGCCCCTGCTGTTCTTTGTGTCGGCAGAACTCCGACACCTTGAGCGGTCTGGTAGTAAGATGAGTCTGACACGCCGGCTGTCTGAGGTCCGATAACTCTTCCAGCCACGGTAGATCCAACCACCGAACATTGCACGCCAACTTGAACACCTTGCACTCCAGCCGTTGGCTGGAGCGCAACGACTGCGTGGTATTCGTAAACTCCATTCGCCGCTAATGAAAGCAGATTCGAGAAAACGTCGCTCACAGTCGTTACCCCGAGATCGACTTGATTTCCTGCCCTGGTGTAGATCGTCCCCACATCTCCCTGTGGCCCCTGACCGCCTACAATTCCCTGCGTTCCTTGGACTCCTTGTGTGCCTTGAAAACCTTGCGTCCCTTGGTTGCCTTGATTGCCTTGCGTCCCTTGTGTGCCTTGGAAACCTTGCGTCCCTTGGAATCCTTGCGATCCCTGATTCCCCTGATTGCCCTGCGTGCCCTGTGTCCCTTGCGCCCCCTGTGTGCCCTGAAATCCTTGGCTACCCTGGTTTCCCTGGTTTCCTTGCGTGCCCTGGAATCCCTGATCGCCCTGATTTCCTTGAGGCCCACCGAACGCTCCCTGGTTTCCCTGGTTCCCTTGTGGGCCTGAGGCGCCACTTGATAAGGCTATGATATTGAAATTCGCATTCCGAATGGTGATCGTGGTTCCCGCTGCGTCCGTGCATTGTGCTCGAACCTCAACCGCGTCATTGATAGCTAGCGAGAAAAGAACATCAACGACTATTTCGGTAAGATCAGTTCCGGGGATAGTGATCTCCATGACATCATTTGCCAAGAGATTGTTGTTCCTAAAAAACGCGAATTTGTAGCTGTGGCCGCTCGTCTGAGGCTGAATCGCGGCTGAGAATATTAACCGGAACTCCGCGGAGACGTTTGCCGTCATTTTCCCGGTTACAGTATTCAGAGTCACCCCACTGCTGTCTCCGGCCACCCATGCTCCACCGAATGAGAAATACGCCGCTTGAAGTGTGAGCGTCAGGTTGCCCGTAAAACGCATTTCACCATAGGCTCCTTTCAGAGCACCACCTGAAATCCCAGAGGATGCAAACTCGTGAATCATGTTACCGCCCCCAAAATCGTGAAGGTCAGATTCCCATTTGAGGCGAGGACTCGGATCACGTCCTCTGCTCTGATGGTGACTCCCAATTCACTGGCGAAAGTCTCGTTGGCCGGCAACTGCATATCAAAGTACAGGAAATCCTTGGTCTGAGTTGCGCCTCCAAGAATCGAGATCGAGAACCGGAAAGTGGCCGTAACCGCTCCACGGTTGCACACGGCGAGTTCCTGAATCAGCGCATTGTTCGACGGATCCGGGCTATAAAGAAGCGTCTCGACCCCGGCCGCCGGGACGAGCTGGGCGAGAACACTGATGATGGGCATAACGACTCCCGTTGATTATTAACCTTTAGACTGCGGCACATCGATGCCCAACTGGCGCAGCGTCGTTATCACCGAATCGGCCGCGACTTTGGCATCCGGGTTACTCACTTCACTGGCTAGGATCTGAGTGACCTGAGCCAGCACACCAGCTTCATTCTGATGCTGAGTCATAAATTGAGTGAGGGCTGAATCGTACGCTGTTCCGTTGGGAAGGCTCTTGATGAATTGACGAAGGGTCTCTACGAGTTGAGCTGTATTAGCCGCCGTCGCATAGTTCTTCGAGGATCTCAGATAACCCCACAGAGCCAGTAATCCGCTGACCGCAGTTGTTGCCACGCCTCCCGCCCCGAACAACGTCCCGATGGTTCCGGCCACGCCTTTGATGTCCTGGGCGCCTTGTCCAGTCGCCGAGTACTGATACTGCGGGATGATGTTGGTCACGTAAACCGGGACTCCGTTAGTCACGTACTGCGTCACCACTGGGGCATAGTTGGTCGTGACGTTGAAGATCCCGGATTCGAGTGCCGTGGGAGGACGCGGGTTCTTGCCGACGACTGAGCAGCCGCAAATGGCCAGGAAAGCCAGTAGTGAGAAAGCGATTCGTTTCATAGGTTATTTAAGAGTATTTTTGTTCACGTAAAAGTTGAGTAAGTATCCAACAACCACACCGGCCAAAAAGGTCACGATCAGCATGATCATCTTTGCCTAGGCCTTTCGTTTAAGCGGTTGAAAATTTCTTTGAAGGTTTCCCTGAACTCCTGCCGATCCTGGCCAAGCTGCCTGTACACCGATTCCCGATCCTTTTTTGCTTCCGCCTGGCCGGCTTCTATCTTCTTCATCCAACCCCGAATGTACCATGTCAGGGCTAACACGACTCCGCCAACCGAGCAAACGGTTCGGATGTCCACCTTCCAGTCGCCCGTGATCTGCGGGGCCGACTGAGCGAACAAAGTCGAGACCATCGCCATTAACGTAGTCGGAATCATAAGCCCTAAATCCATGTTTGGTTGTTGCTGGTGCATTGATCATGGCCATCCACCGCCAACCGCAGTTCTAAAGGTTGTAAATCTCGCTTGGAGCAACGCCGATTCCGCCTGAGTCAATCCCTTGCAGAACGCCACCAGAGAGCAGGTGTCCGGACTGTTTATGGCAACTCCACCAGCGATGTTTCGCTCTCCGACGGCGTAACAAGTGGCGTTTTGACGTGTGCCACCAGTCGTGGCCAGCGTGGCGCCGATCTGAGCGTGAGCGTTAGCACTGGCCGCATGGAACATTCTCAAGTCAGTTGCCGACAATCGGCTACCGCAGTAATAACCTTCAGTCAGCCAAGCTCCATGAGCCACCTGCAATTGACCGTTTGCGTTGTCCCAGGTGCGGATATAGTGCGATGTGGTGACTCCGATGTAAGGGAACAAATCCCAGTCCTGAGTTTGGGTTGCCGGATCATTCGTGTACCCGGCCATGGCAAAAATCCCTCCCGTAGTCGTAAAAGCGCACACAACCATCGCCGCGTCGGTATCGTTTGCGAACGCCGTAAACGGATTGAACCCAGTATCAAACGCACTTCCGGCGTTGTTGAACAGCAGGCCATTGTTGCTGATCCCCCAGCCTGCTCCACCCACGAACGTCCAAATCGAGAATCCCTGATCGTGGATGATCGGGCACCGAGCCGCCGTGAGGTCGGTGGAGTCAATAAAGTTCAGGTGAAGGATCTTCGATCGAATCCCATCGGCCACGACACCGAGATAGAACACGTCAGCGTCCTTGATCCTCTGCTTCGACGGCGCCGCACCTCCGTTGGCAATCGCCGTTGCCGCCCATGCCGCCGTCGTGACATCTGGAATATTCAGAACACCCGTAAATGCCCCAGCCGGAGGAGCCCCGGTCGGAGCTACGAACCGGATCTTGGCGTAGAGAACGGCTCCTGACGCCGGGCTGGTGACGCTGACGCTTGTGCCAGGTGCCGCAACCGTAGCCGCCAGAGCAAACGTCACGTTGTCGGTGCTGGTCCAGAGTTCGGTCTGAGTGACGAAGCCAGGGACCGTTCCCCAGGCAGCATCCCCGGTAAGTCCGTTTGCGCTTAGAGACCAGGTGAAGTTTGATGGAACTGGTGTCTTACTCGATGGCGTCACCCGCGATGTGATCACGGCCCCGCCGCTGCACGTGAACACCATCTGAGTACACGCCCCAGTAAAAACAGTCGTCACCGTCCCCTGACCCGTGCTCGGATAAACCGCGCCGCAGATGTTTACCTGAGTCTCGACACCCCAAGTGATGTCGTACGTTGTGTTCGCCTTGACGTTGAGCGTGAACGTGCCACCGGAGCAGACGGATCCACCAGGGATCAGATTTCCAAGCCCGCCGTTAGCGACTTGGCAAAGAAGGTAAGCTCGGACGTGCCGGCGTTCAGACTTCGGAATGCACGAGAAGCATTTGGCCGCCGCGATCAGGCTGGAAGGAGAACAAGAGAGTGCCATGGCGTTTCATGTTCCACCGGCCAGGAGGCATAGAAGATATAGCCTCACCCATTCACGCTCATCCGTCGTCAGGCATTTGAAGCACTTGGCCGCGGCAACCAGTGTCGCTGGGTCAGTGCTGCCCCCAGACGCCGTAGCCAACAGGTAGAGTTCCACTGGCACTTGCATTTCTCGCGGCACGCACTCCATGCAGCGTGCGGCTGCCACCAAACTCGCTGGGTCGCAAGAAATTGCCACGGCTTAAGGGAAGGCGTTGAGCTGGCATCGAAGGAGGATCTCAATAGTCCTGAGATCGTCCAAACTCATGTTCGCAAAGGCATTTATCGCCGCGCGAATCTGAGCAATCGTTTGCGTGCTCGATCCAGACACCCCGGCCGCAATCGCCCCGGCTTGGGCCACCGCCGCGTCGTTCGCATCGGCCACAGGATCGATGGGGATACAGGTCATGCACGCAGATTGCGTGCGGAGTTGGTTTGGAGTTTGGGGTGTTTGCCCGGCAAGTTGCGCGCGCCGTTGTTCCAGGAAATACACGATCGCCGCTTGGTTCTCCTTCTCCGAAAAACACGAGAAGCACTTTGCGGATTGGATCAGGTTGTTAAGAGTGCAAGTCACTGTTGCCATACGTCAAATTTGCCTTTCTGTTGGTTAGTATCCCATGCCGCCCGGGTTCCCGCCAGCTTTGTCCATGGCGTCAATCTCCTTGCCGTAGTCCTCCTCGCCACCTCCTCCGATTTCACTCGGCTTCGTGTTCGAGTATGAGAACTCGGCTTGATCGCCGTAAACCTTGACGATCTTCACGACCACTTCGTCGCCTTCCTTCAGCGGTTCGCCGCCTTTCCCCTGCAAGACCTTCACCGGCGCGACCGCCGTGTTACTGTCATCCATCTCCTCGTCCACAGACTTGGGCGGGGACTTTCCTTCGTCGTTGCCTTCGTGTTCGTCCGAACCGTACAGCGACGACATTTCATCTTCGTGATCTTGCATTTTCATAGAAATAAAGTTGCCTCCCCGCCACCACACGGGGAGGCCACCAACCACCGAAGTCTCTTAGTCAACCGTCCAGGGTATGTTGACACTCTGGCAAACGGCGCCTGTGAGGGTAATGTTCGATCCAGAGACGGCCCAAGTTCCCATCGCCGCAAGGACCGTGTTCATTTGGGCGACCAGCGCGGTCAGTGTGCTCGTGCCGGTCAAAGGATCGTTGAGGATGTTCAAGCCGTTGCACAGGATCGAGTCACGAGGCACTTCGTACGTCCCAGTCGCCGCGTTGAGCACTGGCAAGAACGTGAGGACCACGGTTGAACTCGGGCACAGCGCATTGGCTGAGTTGTAGTTCTGGGCCGGGTATCCTGGGTCATTCGCGCAGTTCGGCACGTCCACGATGCAGGCAGGCTCGCGCAGGTGGAAGAACACCTCGGCGAGTTCGGGATACTGCGCCTGGGTGGCGTAGCTGAAGTCGGCGATGAACTTGCCCTTGTTGCGCCGGGCGTTGTCCACGGCGATCGGGTTGCCGTTTACATCAAGGCCGCACGTGAGGTTGTCCATGACGAACTGCCACTTGCCGGCGAAGTCGCGCATGGCAAACGGCATTTCCGGGTTGATCGCTGTCGTGTCGCGCACGAGCGAAGTCATCGCCATGCGGTGCCAGATGAAGTCCGCCTGCACCTGGGCGTTGTCGTAGTCGGTGTTGACGATTTCCTTGATGCCCTCGGTCGCAGCGACGTTCGTGTAAGGGTAAACGATCTGCAGCACAGTGCCGGCGGCAGAAGTGGACACCTTGTTGAACCGCAGCGCAGTCCAATCGGCGCGCAGGCCGTAGTTGCCCAGTTTCCCAACCCAGCCGTACTTGTGGTACTTCTCGGCATCCACGAAATCGGTAAACCGCCAGTGGTCGGTCAACTCGGGGTTGCCCTCGACCATGTTCCACACTTCATCCATGTCGGTGACGAACTCAAGCATGGGTTGCGTGGATCGATTGATGTCCTCGGAGAGCGCGCCTTCGCGGATCTGCGGCTGCACCCGGCGTTGCAGGTGCCGCGCCGTGATCTTCGACGTGGGCATCGTCGAGATCGTCAAAAACGTCATCGTCGAATCCCACACCGCTGTAATCGGCACCAGCGAGTTGTTCGCCGTCGCCCATTTGTACTTGGCGATCCGGATCGCTTCGGTGCGCATCCGATGCGACGTGATCAACGTCGAAGCCCGGCGATTAACGCGAATGACGTGCGCGAACTGTTGCTTGGCGCGGTCCGCCGAAAGGATCTGGTCGAAGCAGAACAGATCAGTCTCGTAGGCCTTGCGTTGCAGCTTGTAGCTGTCGCGCGTGAAGCCCAAGCCGATCTTGGTGCTCGACGGATCGCAGGGTTGACCGACGCAGGATGCGGCGGTTACATCTTCCCAGGCGCCTCGGAGGTCTGGAAACACATTTTCAAAGCGGTCGAAAGTATGTTCGACGCCATCTTGCGCGGCGAATCTTCCAATCGAAACGTGGCCGATCCACGTGTCGATGGGGTGCATCGCACGGATGATTTCATCATCTAAGTGCTCGGATCGGCGGCTTAAAAAATCTGTGAACGAACGGCATGTAAGGGCCATTTCTAAAAACTTTCTCTTATGGAATTGGCAGGGGATCGATTGAGGGGGCACACGCCAGCCAGCAATTCTCCTGCTGTGTATCTGCGCGTGTCTCGAACGCTGCGCGTGGTCCTCCAGACCTACGAACCGAATTGTGACGGGCTTCGGGAACCGGAGTTGCTTTTAGCTGGAGACTCAGGAACCAGGGGTTCGGGTGGCGGCCTTTCGGCCCGAACAAATTCACGCCACTGTCAGCTATCTACGAGCGATTCTTTTTCGGTTCAACTTTCTTTTTACCGCAAGTTGCGTGACGATGATAAGAGGTTGCCCACTTTTCCACCAACCCAAGAACCATGTTTACTTGTTCCTCATGGTCAATTTGCATAGTGGGATTGGTTTCTGGAATTGGTGTGCCGTTGGTCATCTGTATAAGCAGCCGTTTTTGATAATCCTCGATAACTTTGGCCTGTTCTTTATACTCAGCCTTCAACGACAAGTACGCGTCCCGCAAACTCTTTACCGTTGTGAGTTTGTCGGATGCCTCCTGAATATCTGGGTAATTCTTAAACAGAGGTTGTTTGTCCTGCCGCCACGCGAGAATGGCATTCCTTAGCTTGATCCACTGAGTCCTCCCCTTTTCTTCATCGTCAGTCTTACACTCAGGCAGCATTGCGTGAACAAACTCGTGGCACCCCCTACAGAGGACCACTAGGTGCTTCTCGGTAGTCTCCCAAATCGATTCAGGATACCAGACATGATGAGCGTCATTAGAAATCGACTCGTCTCCACAAATCTGGCACTTAGCCTTCTCTCTTACCAAGGCTTCCAATCGGACACCCTTCCACTTTTCTGATTTTAGATACCCAAACCGATATGCGTGCTTGCTCTCGATGCTCATTTAACTTTACACTACGCAAGTTGCGAGTATAGTTCAAGTATGAAATTCAAAACTGAATTGAAAAAGTGGAGAAGATCGAAACGTTTTCTTCAAAAGCAGGCCGCAGAGTTCTTAGAGGTGAATATCCGCACTTACGAAGGATGGGAGACCGGCCACAGTGTGCCGCACGCATTATCCATTTCCGAAATCAAGAGGCGCATGGCGCAATAAAAGAAAGAACAACACATGAAAACCAGTCCTAAAAAGTCACCAATCAAATGTCCTATATGCGGTCGAAAGTTCGTAGACCAAAAGAAATTTGGAGAGCACGTAGATCGCCACATCATGAAGGAGCTTTTCGCCCACGTGGATGCATTTCCCGACGAAGCAAAAGGTTTCCCCGCCTAACTCATCCGCCCAAATAAAAAACCCCGCCGGACTCGTAACCGGCGGGGACCAATCCTAAACTTCTACGAAGTGATCTGAGTATCGCTGAAAAGTTCAGGAAATCAACTTGCCTTCCATTCTGATTAAGGTCAATATGGCACCAGTCCGTTGTAGCCGGATGAAGTTAAACCAAACATTTTGCACTCGTTCGTTGTCGGCAACGCCTCCCGGCGTTGGCTACACCGCGGCGGGCGGGTGCTTGCCCAAATCACGGCGAGCTTCGAAGCGGCAGGATCGGCTTTGCTTAGGCGCGGCGTGCTGGGGCGTGGAAAGGTCACAATGAAGGCAGTATCAAGACAGACGGAAATTGGAGGGGAATCGCCAACTAATGGAGCTAAAGAACTGGTAGAAATGGAGATACCGTACATAGCAGAGGTTACGATCGAAGGAAGTGCGGATCTCCTGTTTCATCGGTGGAATTGCGAGGCGGTAGAAGAAAAGAGCAAGGCCAAGAAGGGCAGTGCTGCGAAAAAGTCCGACGACATCGAGAGCTACGTTTACCGTAACGAGAAAGGTGAATTGGCCATCCCGGGAGAGTACCTACGCATGAGCCTGATCGCCGCCGCGAAGTTTCGTCAGGATCCGCGCAGTCCTAGAAAATCGGCGGCCGACTTGTTCAAAGCTGCCGTGGTGTCGATCACTAACTTGGCATCACTTGGAGTTAAAAAATGGGACTACGAGGACAAACGCAGGGTGTGCATCCAGCGTAATGCCATCACAAGAACTCGGCCAGCGGTCAAAGCTGGCTGGACGGCGACAATCCAGCTTCAAGTGAACTTGCCGGAGTACGTCTCTCCCACACTGTTAAACGAGGTCATCGGGCAGGCTGGTAAGCTGATTGGCGTTGGTGATTTTCGTCCAACGTTTGGAAGATTTCAGGTCGTGAAGTTTGAAATTCTCGATCTGTAACATGGCCTGGCTCGTAAAGCCAGGGTACTCTGTGGCATGGAGGGTTCAGGTGTGCTCGGTCTTGGTAGGACGCTGTGCGGCGGGTAGAGTCTTGGTTCGCTAAGCTCCGGTCCGGTTATGTGGGGCGCGGTGCGGTATGGTTCGGGCCGAAAGGCCGGTTAGGCAGTCTATGATTGGGAAAGGCAGGCTCGGGCAAGGAGTAGTCGGGTGCGCAATGTTGTGCTTGGGTACTCTCAGGCACGGTTTGGTCAGGTCTGGTTGTGAAGGGTTAGGATAGGCACGGTCTGCTCGGGTTAGTTTCGGAAAGGTTCGCTAAGGCGTGGTCGGGTAGGGTTAGGTCCGGACTAATTGAGTTCGCCTTGGTGGTCTAGGGTTCGGTCGGTAACGGTAGGGCACGTTTGGGACCGCTGTGGTTTTGGCGGTGATTGAGTTAACTCTCGATCACCGCCAAAATGCTTTCTACATCCACGAGGCGCAATCGATCTCCGAGTCTATCCTCCAACCTGACACCTCCGTAAACGGTAGCGATCACCTCGTCTCCTACTTTTATATGAGGCATAACCGAATGCCCACTTTTCACCGTTCTCCAAGGACCGATCTCTTTTACGAGACCTCGAATCGGTTTGACCTTTTCTCCACGGGGTGTGTCATTGGCAACGTCAGGAATCCATAATCCTGAATCGGTTTTATCAGATGGCGGAAGCTGTTGGATTAAGGCTTTTCCCTTCAACGGTTTGATTCGCATGTTTCGCCCTTCGATACCATTTGAACGTGTTTTCTGGGTAGAGAACTATGGGGATCCTGACTTTGCCGTCCGGATAGCGCACGGCCCACCATTTGTTTTGTAGATCATTATTGATAGCTTCTCCCCCTATCTCCTCGCCAGTTTCGATAGGCCGAGTGATCATAAAGTAGCTCTCGCCGTCAGATACAATCAGCCCAGGAAACTCCTCCTTAGACTTCGGAGATTTTACCTGCACCAGATCACCAACCTTCGGTATCAGCCCAGCCCGGCGTAGCTTCGCCTTGGGGATGCAGGACTTCTTCGGCCCGCTCTCAATGCGTCGCGCCCATTCCTGGGCGGCCGGCCTCGGGTCGCGCTTGTGGAATTTCCTAAGAATCTTCAGGAGTTGATTGGCGCTGAGACTTCGGAGGTTCATGTTCCCTTTCGGTCGAGGGCATCAAGTTCGGCGTTGGCGTCCTCAAGGAACCCTCCAGTACCGCCGCCGCTAGGTCCGCCACCCAGGCCGCCGTTGGGATCCGATTTCTCGTACTCGTCGAGCGCGGCTCGGAGTTCAGCAATCGTGGCGAGGTCTCTTTTGTGCCACAGAGCAAGGCGATCGTGGTTGGCAACCTTCTGGCGGATCATCGCGTGTAGGC